GATTCGTCCCTTGTATTGACCAAGTTGACTCGCCTCAACGGCAAGATCGTTGATTTTATCTCCCAACCAATAGGCTTCCGCCTTCAAAGCCTTGAATTGGTTTCCCTTTTCATTCTTCCGGTTGTCGTCTGCGGCATACCGAAGGATTTTTTCAAGATTCTGACAAGCATCCCACGACTTGATAATCTTGCTCAATGCGTTGCTGATTTGAGTGTTCAATGCCCTATCAGCATCGCTCATCTGTGAGGCGAACACAGTCTTCGCTTGAGACCGAGAGAACGGGGTCTTCATGGAGGACTGCACGAACACACGCGCAGCCACCGCGGCCTTGAGGCCAGCGATGAGCCGCTGGATATCGGCCGTGGAGTTCATCTTGGCAATCATGCTGCTCGTCACCTTGACGTAATTGTCAAGTTGCTTGAACCGAGCATCGTTCAGATCGGCCATATAGTCGTAGTTGGTCTTTGCCTCTTCCGCGGCCTTCTTCGCGGCGTTCAGGCCGGAGGCATACTGCGGCGTGGTGGGATCAACGGGCTTTGCCGTGGCGGCACTCAAACCGCGGCTGATGCGATCCAGAATGCCCATCTTCGCCTTCGCGCCGGGGCGCGCAAACACCCCGAGCCGCTGTTCGATTTCGTTGCGATTGTTGCTCATACCTTCCATCGTAGCGTCCTCCTATGCGATTTACGCATTCACAAATCCGGGATCGGGAAACTGCCGCGAGTCAATGAGCTGCTGGCGCTTCCCGTTGTGCCGCTTCAGCGCGGCGTAGTTCACGTTGCCATTCACATCCGTCCACCCGCGCTCAAGGGCGCGCGCCGCCGGCACGGGAATCAATACACAACGACAAGAATATCCCCCAGGTGGAGCAATTCCTTGCCTGTCGAACATCTCCATCGTGCCAACGTAGCCATCCATCGCTTGATGCGTGGGCCGCGTCCGGTTGTCCCCGGTCGCGCTGTATTCCACCAGCGGCACGAACGCCTGCACCTTCGGTTCGCGCAGGGTCTCCGCAAGCCCTTCCGTGGCCGCCCGGTTGGTGTTCGTGCGTAGCACGGTTTCAAGCCGCGCCGTGGTCAGGTGCGTCCCCGTGACCATCTGCGTGGTGGTCACGAAGTCCCCGAGGTTCATCTTGCGTATCCACTTGCCCACCACGGACTTGCCGGGTTTCTCTTCGATGACGCGAGCAATCAGCTCCTGCGTTTGCCGCGTCTGCTTGGGGTTCATGCCCGTCACGAAGAACGTGCCGTCCGTGATCCGCTTGGCCGTGGAGATTTGCCCACCCTGGGGGTTGACCGTGATGCCGCGCAGGAGCGAATCAAGCACCGGGTTACGGGCGCGCATATCGGGCAGGGCGTTGTCGCGCTCGTGGTCGGCCACTTCGCCCCCGCTGCGCTGGGCGGCCTCAATCAGCACATCCCAATCCGTGCGCGAGATCGGCACGCGGGTGCGAAACCAGTTGGCAATAGGCGCGAGGAAGTCAAGACCAAAGCCCTCTAGCGAAATGCCCGTTTCAAGGCGGTCAAAGGTCAGGGCCGTGTTGTCCTCGAGCATCCCCGCCACGGCCTCGTCCGGGATCTTGGCCTTGTCGATGGCCTGCCGTGCGCCGAAAAGCCACGAGGCCATTAGGAGGGCCGCCGTTGCCTCGTGGAACGTCCGCCAATGCTCCGCGCCCGTTTCCCCCAGTACCTGGGCTGCGATGCCTCTGCGGTACGCCTGCTGCGCCTCCTTGAGGACGCTGCGGAGGTGCTTGTCTAGCGCGGCGCGGTTCATGCCTTGCGCTTGCGCTTGCGGACGGCCACGACCTTGGGAGCCTGCGGGGCGGGTTCCTCACCCTCCGGGGCATCGTTGCCCATGCCAAGCATGGCTGCAATGGGGTTGTCCCCGCCAGCAGACTTGCCGCCGAGGACGGGTTCGCCGTCCATCGGTTCAGCAAGGCCGAGGAGGTCGCGCACCTCGCGTTCGCTGACGCGGCCGCCGAGGGCCACGAACTTCTCCACGGCCTCCAGGCGCTCCTTGGTGTCCGGGCGCTCCGGGGCGAAGTTGAAACGGATGGCGCGGGCTTCGTCATCAGACGCGCCGAGCATCTTGGCAACCACGCGCACGAGGTCGGTGGTGATGGATTCCGCCAGCGCGTCCGCGTGGTAGCGGATGACGCGGGACAGGGTGTCAGCGTGAAGGTCGGCAACGCCGGACCCCATGCCCGTGCCGCCCGCCTCGCTCGAGAGCGACTGCCCAAGGATGGCCTCCTTGAGCTTGCTGCTGCACCAATCGACCATCTCCATGAAGATTTGTGCGCGGCCCGCGTTCGCGTCCTTGATGTCGATGTCGTACATCGACTCGTTCGGGCCGATGCGCGGCAGCACCACGGAGTTGTCGTTGACGAGGTTCTGAAGAACCGTCAGCATCTCGCTCTTGGCCGCATCGTTGCCAGCGGGGTAGTAGCCCACCCGGATGCCGAGCGCGTACCGCTCCGCGTAGGCGGCGGCGTTCTGAAGGATCTCCTGCTTCAGCAGCCAAATGTACCAGCACACATCGCGTGCGCCCACGCCGCGGTAGACCTGGTCTGCGCTGTTCGGGTCGATGAAGTTCGGGGCGGTCGTGAACACGCGGTGCAGGACGATGGCGCGGCGCTCGTTCTCGTCGAACAGGTGGACGAGCGAGTCGAAGCCAAGGTCGGTCACCGACGATTCGTTGATGTACGCCGAGCCAACGCGCATAGCCACGTTGCCGCGCTGGTCGAATGCCAGGGTGTCAGAGGCGAACGGAATCCATTCGGCCACGCGCACGCCGAGCTTCGCGTCCTTTTCGTAGACGATGTTGGTCGCAGACACGCCGTACCACACGGCCTCGTGCATGGCGCGGAACAGGTCGCTGCGCCGAGGGATGGCGTTGATGATGTCGGCGATGCGGGACGCGAGTTTCTGCGTCCGAGGGTTGTCATCATCGTCCGCGGTCACGGACCATTCAAGGCCAGCGAGGGTGACGAGGAGGGAGCGCAGGACACCTTCGATGTCCGCGTCCATCCGCATCATGGCCTGGTAGTTCACATCCAGGCGGTACGCGAGGCTGCTGTTTCGCAGCATCAGGGACGCGGTACGGAAGTACGACCGCTGCACTTCCACGGGCAGGGCAAGCGGCCCGGTGGGTCCGCGGCTCGTGGGCGGTGGCAGGGGCTTGCGCGGCCGGCGTGCGGGCGGAAGGCCAGCGCCCGGAACGGCGTTCGGCATCAGAGGATTGCTGTGCTGCGGGTCGGCCATTCGCATCAGTCTAACGACTCACCCGAACATCCTTCGCTTCGGACCCCGCGATTCAAACATCCGCGTGGGCGTGGTGTTGACGGTGACCACGCCACCTTGACTCACTACCGTGCCGCTGGCGGCCGCGTTGCAGAGGTCCACCACAACGTCCACGGTGTCATCGTGCGACCCGGCGGGGAACGACAGCAGCTCGTCCAGCACCACGCGGAAGTCGGGCGCGGCTTGGCCGTTGGCAGCCTGGGGGAAGTGAAGGCGGCCCTGCTCCACGAAGGGCTGCGCCCCGGCGGCGCGTAGGTGCTTGTCCGCCCCGCGTTCCACGGGGATGACGGGTTGACGGCAACCCATGCGGAATTGGTCGAACACGCCCTTCTGCGGCCCGTTGGCCTCGGCGAGAACCAGTTGGCAGCCGCGGCGCTCCACCAGTTCCTTGGCCATGCGGGCGAAGTCCGGGAAGGACTCGCGCACGCGCAGGATGTCGGTCAGGTACAGGTTTCGGTTGTAGTCCACCTCGCCGACGATGCAGACGGAGTAGTCGGGATCGTCGCGCTCTTGGCGCTTGCGGCCGTACCCCCAGTCGATGGCGGCGATGGTGCGCGACCCCGTGTGGTTGCCATCGTGATAGCGCACCCACTCGGGCCGGAACACGAGGAGGTCGGAGGACAGCGGCACAAGCTCGTAGGCGCGGGCATAGGCCATCGGCCCCATCTCGCGGCGGTTACGGTTGAGCAGTTCAGCCGTAAAGACTTCGGGCCACGGGCTTTCCAAGCCCCGGCACGGCCGGCGCAGGAGCGTGCCGTTCTCCTCGCATTCGCGCCGCCATTGGGCGGTGATGTCATCCGTGTGGAAGGGCGTAGCCGTGCGCCAAATGCGCGCCGGGTGCTTGGCGGACGGGTCAAGCATCGGCAGCCAAATGTTCGCCATCGCCTCCTTGACCTGTTCGCGGAGTGCGGGTTGCAGTACCGCGTTGCGGAGGTCGCAGATGTCATCGGGCCACAGGATGTCGGCGCGGCCGCCCGTGCGGCCGAAGATGCCGGAGGCTTGCACGGACGGGTCGCGGCGGGCGGGCAGACCGGGCGCGGTCACGCTCCAAGCGGTCACGGTGTCCTCACCGGGCTTGAGGGCAACGTGGGGAAACACGGCCCGGTACAGGGGGCTGCGGATGATGTCGCGCAGGAAGCGGCTCGTGGCGCTGGCGGCCTCGTCGTTAGACCCGATGAGCTTGAAGCGGGTAGCGGGGCGGCGGCCAAGCCACCACGCGGCAAGGTAGGTCAGGCTCGAGGTCTTGCCGTGGCCGCGGGGCAGCTCGGCGTACCAGCGGTGGTGGGTGGCCGCGTGAATCAGCAGTTCGCGTTGCAGTTTGCTGATGGGCTTGCCGATGAGCAATGCGATAAAGGCCGCCGGGTTCTCCCGTGCGGCCTCCACGGCCTGGGTCGCGGTTAGGGCTTGCGCTTGGGCTTTCGGCACGGCTTGGGGGGTTCTGCCGGGGCCACGCCGGCGATGGAGCGGGCCACGGCCTCGAGCGCCCCTTCCGGCATATCGGCGGTGATCTCCACGCGCTCGGTGGCGGTTCCGTCCTCAAGGCGGTAGATGCGATCAATTTTCTCCGCATTCTCAAAGTTCTTCTGCCGGAGGAATGCCAGCAGCTCGGTGGCCCGAATGCGGTCGCGGGTACTGGCATTCGGGTCCGTTGCGATGGCAAGGACTTCTTTCGGCAGTACGTTCATGGCGGTTTCGGGGACATCCCATGCCCCGTAAACCACCTGCTCCATGACGCGAAGATGCTGGCGGTTCTCGCGCCGGCGGATCGGGTCAAAAGCACCCCTAGTCCCCTCAACAGGTTGTGCCGTTTCGTCGGGCATAATGCCCCCTTCCGGCTGCATCTTACCGTGCCTTTCGGTTTTGCAACACGAGGTCAAACCCGGCGGCGTTCGCCACCTTCAGGATGGAGTCGAAGGTGGGCTTGCGCTTCCCGATGACCGTACCGGGTGTGCCGAGGAGGCATCGAACGGTATGGGCGCGCAGGATGCCGTTGGCTTCCATCTCGCGGGCAAGGCCGGATCGCGTGCCGCCGGCGGCGGCTACCGCTTCGGTGATGGTGGCCTTGAATTGATCGTAGGTCGTG